GAACGCGCAACAGCCGACAGCAATAGGTTTCATAGCATTATCCTTGTGTAGTGAAAAATTTTCCTTAAAGCTCGAAAAACCATTTTGACATATTATTTAGTCTATGATGTCCCAATGGTCCATACAGCCATCATTATCATAGATATTCTGAAATGTATTTTTTGCATAGCACTCAGGACACATCTGATAATGCGCCCATTCAGGCTTAAATAAGTCCTTGCAAACACTACAATTCCTGGGCTCTATATGATTCATCAGCCAGTCATGTTCATCGAGCGTCAAGGTCTTGTTACGCTCAATAAAGCGCTCCACATAATCACGCACTTTCTTACGCGTCGTGTAGATAGCGATGTTTGCGCCTTTGATCTGATTGCATCTGACGCATAAGCACTGCATGTTCTTCATGTGGTCGCCGCCGCCTAAAGATCTTGGAACCACGTGATCTCTAGTCAGATTGTATTTAGCACCACAACGTTCGCATTGCCATTTAGCATGTTGAAAAATTGCAAGATGCCTCGGTGGTCTTCCTTCAGGCACATACAAAAGCCTCTTATACATAGCTCTTTTAGCTATTTCGTGAATCTCTGACATACTTTGCCCTCCGCTTTTACAGGGAAACCCTCCGCCCATTCAGGGCATTCGCTCATAATGTACAAGTACTCATCAAGTCTATCATCAGTGTCAGCTTGACAGATGATCTGGTCATGCACGGTGAACAAGAACTCAAAGCCATGATCGATCAACGCCAATGTGCGTTCGCACATGATATCCCTGGCAATCGCTTGTACCAAATTCTCGACTATCTTCCCACCATAAAGGTCAATCCATGTCCATTTATAGGTCTTGCTATCGATACCCTTATAGCGTATCTGTTCAGTTGGTCCCCAGGACTTATCGGCCATATACATCTGTGGCATTACATAAGTAATAGTCCTACCAGAAGGTAATTTCGCAAAGAGATATCTACCATTAGATGATACCTTTACTGGCCCCAGAGACACTATTTTGTTACGGTGTTGTATCGCGAACTTGAATACGTCGAATGCTTGATACCACAACTCTTTGATCTTGTAGTTCGCTTCACGATACGCCGCAACTACTTGCTTCGAGAACGCAAGCGTGATGTGCTTTTGTCCATAGTCGTGGCAGGTACCCATGAAGCGATCTGGACCCATTTGATAGCCCAGGCCCAAAACTGCGGTCTTGCCTACCCAACGCTGTAGCCACCCTTCTTGCGTCTTCTCGTCAATGCTCTCATAGGGTATGCCGTAGATGCGCGATGCTTCAACCTTATAGACATCTCTGCCTTTACGGAAGTTCTTGAGCATATCTTCTTGCCCAGCGAGCCAGGCTACACCGCGAGCTTCAATGGCGCTATAGTCCGCATCATAGAAGTACTTGTCATCATGCGGAATCAAGCACGGTCTGATCATCGTGCTGATGAAGTCATGCGTGTCGCCGTAAAGCAGATCTACCCCTTGCGGCGAATCAACATCATATACAAACTGTATATCTTCATCCTTAACTTTGAATGACCCTCGAGCGAGATTTTGCAGTTGTACCAGTTGCCCAGCAAACCGTCCGGTGCCGGCTCCGTAGTAGACAAGCATCCCTCTAATACAATCGTCCTCTGGTGAAGCACAACGAACCATTGCATCAAGTTTCTTGACCGCCACCTTAGAAATAGAATCGCGGATTTCCAGGACTCTCCTGGGGGTATCTTCAAGCGTATCTGACGCAAGAGCGCTTTGTATTGTTTCCGCTTGAAGGTTGGGCAAATCGAGTCCAAACTTCTCGACGAGGAAATCTCGCGTTGCCACCAGTTGAGTTGGTGTGACTCCATCAGTAATCTCCAAAAATTCCTTGACCAAGACATCATTCTTCGCGTCGCGAAGATCCTTCAACTTGTTTACAAATTCCAAGTCGACTTTAACGCCGCGGAATCCTGCTTCCAGGTTCTCATACCAAATCCGCTGTTCTTGCGGTGGCAATTCTTTCTTCGGCATGGCATTATACACTGATGTTTCAGCTCGCACATCCTGCAAGCAATACTCATAGAGTTCATCGAATAGTTCCGGGCTATTCGCGGGCGTCCTACGAGTATAAGGAAAGTTCTTACTGGGCTTACAGGGTTTACACAGTAAGCCGATCAACTGTCTCCCACGTTTGTCTTTAGGTTCAGTGCCTACTACTGCCGCCGCCTGCTCCAGGGACTTCGGAAAGCCAAAATACGATGCGATAGCCATCGTGTCCCGCCATTGCGTTCTACGCATAGGAGGAAAACCATAGCGTGGCACCATCAAGAACTCCCAGATTGCAGCCTCGAATGTAACATTCCACCCCCGGAGCGCCCCGGTATGCCCACAGAAGACGGAGGGTATAGGGTGGTCCGGGGTCCATAACAGAAACTCCTCCTCGCCCGCCCGGTTGCCATTCTGAGTCACAGAATACGCGAGGCATAACGGGTACGTGCCTAAGTCCTCCGCGTAACGGAAGGCCCCGACTTTCATGAGATCTACTTCTCCGTAGGTCTCGAAATCAATGGTGATTTCACAATCCAAGGTTCATCTCCTTTATCAGGGTCTCTGACAATGCTAGTAGTTTTAACTGCAAGCGGATCCTTTAGAATACTCTTCAATGTCTTAGTAGAGATTTTCGCGGCCGTAGCCACTTCCTCAATAGAGAATCCCCAAGTATTCACTAACTCCTTGAGTGCAAGTTTCTCGTTCGGAGAAACAGTGTATCGCTGGCCAGGAAACCGTTTCTTCTTTCGCGGTTTACTGGCTATCATACGCATGAACTCAGGGTCAAAGTTTCCCTGTGGCATATAGCATTTTCCTCCAGATCATATTATATCAAAAATTTAACTGACTGCGAATTTCTTTATGGTGTACGGTCTTTGTACATCACGTATATACGCAGGTTCAATCTTGCCTCCTGGATGCCAGAAGCAATTAAGATCTTTTCCTTTGATTCCACTGAAGATACCTTGGACATCCTCTGGCAGAGCATCTTCGCCCCAAGCGCATAGAGTGTTGTCCGCGGCGTGTACCATTGACCGCACCCAAGCATCGTTCATTGTGTCGACAGGGTATCCACAGTCTTTGAGCTCCTGCGTATCCTCAGCAATGAACGAATAGATATTGGCATTCCAAAGCCATCGATAGCCGTAGTGAATGGCTATGTCAGTGCAAAGCTGAGAAATAGCGTCTTCCTTTTCTCGATCACCGGATCCTGGGTGTAGCGTAACGATGCAAAGAGAACCGTGGCCTGTAGGGAATTTCCTATAAAGGCCATAACGGTGTGTCCTATCTTCATTAAAAACTGCACATGAGTATTCAGATTCCACGATGTATCTCCACATTGATTCCGACAGCCTCACAGTAGAGTTTACCTGCTAAGTCGCTGTACTCTGATCTAAGAATTAACCTACGTATCCCCACTGAAACAAGAGCCTTAGCGCAGGATACGCAAGGCGATGTAGTGCAATACGCCGTGTGTGGCACATTGCCTCTTAAACGCGTTACCGCGTTGATCTCTGCGTGGATTGCTAGACACGCATCCAGGCCTTGCCCAGAAGGTGACGAAGCACCCTCGCAATGCTTACCGTCGCGACAGTGCGCAACGTCGCTCGGAACGCCATTATAGCCAGTGGCGAGTATCCGTCCAGCTTCATCTGTGATAACACAGCCGACTTGCCGGCGAACACAGGTGCTTCGCTGGCTAAGCACATCAGCAACTTGTAACCATACTTCATCATTGGAGATCCTCATGATGCTTCGTGCTCGAGCACTTTTTCGTAGCAACTATCGACAGCGTCTTCTGCGGTCATCGCACGGGCTTTAATGAAGACCCTGGCCCCTCTTGTGTTCTTCGCCATTACTTCACAGACGAATTCGTAGTCTGCAACAACCTTGTTCTTTCTGATGCGGAATAGGATGAACCCTTCTCGCTTTGTTAGTTCTGAGAACGCACTCATGACATTACCTCATGTTCTTCTACAAGTTTATAGCATTCGATCACAGCGGCGTCCAGGCTGAGCCCACGCCCTTCAATGTACTTATATTCTTTCCCGTTCTCAGGCGGGTTCAGTCTAACGCAGACTGAGCACTTGAACCCGTCGAGAAAAGGGTAATTACTTGTGCAAAGATTAAAGCTGTGGTAGTTGCGCCACAAGTGCTCTATGTAGACGCAGGTCGTTAAGTTCACAGCTCCACTCCATATAGCCACTTCGAGAACTTGCCTTGCGTCGTGTCGCCATTCAGTAGAGCTTCCACTTCGAACTTGTCGCAGATATCAGGGATGCCAATAATGGGAATCCACTTAGCGCGAGAGTGCGCTATCTCCTGGACCATATCGAAGTGGCGCTCATACACGTGCAAGCTATGGGCTTGATGGATATACACTCCCATCTGCAAAGATGTGTATGTCTCACTCAGCCACCTGTGGGCCATTTGATGAAGCCAAGCAAACACTGGTGCGTCATTTCCGAGCCCAAAGACAAGATCATTTGAACGCATCGTGACTAACTGGTGTAGCCTCAGGTGATTGTTGATCGGGTTCTTTCTGATACTCCACCCGATGCTCATCGTGCAGGGAATATCTTTGACGCCACGCCCTTTATGGACGTGGCTATCAAAGATACTGACATACGCACGTCTTGAGAACATGTCTTTCTCAAGCATTTTCATCGCGTCAGTAAACCCATCTTTCCAGAACAGATAGTACCCGTAGTTCGAGTTCCAGGTTCCATCCGCGTTCTGGCAATCCTTCCAGAGTTTAGCGTGATTCGCAAGACGTGCATCTGCTTTATCCGCCCCGATGTACCACTGGAATTCTCGGCGAATATAGTCAAGATCAAGCCTCCGAAGATCGAAGGCCTGATAGGGATAGTCGACTTGGCCTTGAAAGAAAAGTACCTCTCGCGTTTGCAGTTCGCGAGGTGAGGCGGGGTGGCCGTACCACACGCGAGAGAAAACATTTTCCCACCAGGCCTGGTTCTGTCTTCCTCCGTTCATCTGAAATCGTCTCCAAGTCCCTTGTCTATGTAGTACTTCAGGAACATGAGCTGAGTTATAGCGTGGTCAAGATGTGGAAGGCCAGACTCAGGGTCGATGTCCTCCCCGCCAACATAGGCCAGGAGATGCCGAAGTGCAGAAGACAGTGTACGCCGATGCTGATTAGGCAACATTGGTTCACGGCGCCAGTTGTCCTTGCCGTATTTGTTGGCGCCGTGAGACATAACTTTGGCTACGTCTAGCAGAACCTCAATAGGCAGTAAGGCAATAGGCGCTTTGTCTTCGTCGTTCTTCTTCACACTGACAACTTCCTGTTCAGGTAGCAATTTACTACCGTGGCTGTTGTATGTCCCATCAATGATCTCTTGCAATGCGGTTTCTGGTCCTATCCAGCTTGTAGGCTTAACCAGGTCGAAGTCTGTACCTCGCCCTTTGTCACCACGCTGTTTAGTCATGTTCGCATCCATAACGGCGTTAAAGCCTTCGCGGAATGGTAGTCCCATCGTCTCGATAGTACCCATAGCGAATACTATGAGATCGAGTATGGCGTCGTATTGATCGACAACATACTTGGCCTCAACAAACTCGTCAATTTCTTCTCTGAGAAATCGAGCTTGTTGCAATGCACCTGCTGCGGACAACGCTCTCGGTGTATTGTCGTAGTCAATTCTAAACTTCTTGCGCATCGCTTTGATGCGCAAAAAGTCTTCACTTTCCTTTGCTGGCATTCTTCTTCTCCTGTACTTGGTTAATAGTGCTGGTGATCGTCCTTCTCTCGAGAACAAAGGGATTCGGCCAGATGTCCTCAATAGAGCACTTGAGAACTACTGCTAAGCGCATCGCCCCTTCAAGACAAGGGACTCCATTCAACTTCTCGATACGGCTCGCTGCCGATGTGTTAATGCCCGCGGCTTCAGTCATCTGGCGTTGAGTAAGTTTTGCCTTAAGCCTCAGAGCTTTAAGGTTGTTCTTTAATGGCATGATAGTTTCTCCTGGGTTGAAAAAAGAAGGGGCTGAACACGTCGCTAGGCTTGGAGAGGTAGTAGCCCCGTTGAGCAACATGAGTCAGCCCCAATGCTGGTGGCGAATCTTTTAGTCGAGAAGATTAGCAGAAGCGCCTTTCTCCTCTGCGAACTCTGCGAACTCCTTCTCAGGGGCTTCCGCAGCACCGCCCAGTGGCGTGTCGTCTTTTACTTTCATGACGTTGTCGACGGAGAAAGAAACTCCGTTGCCACCAGTGGGGTGACTCCAAGCGTATGGCTTGATGCTCGCGCGGTACCATGCGCCGGAGTACAGCTCGTCGGCATTCAGGATCGGCTGAAGTGCCTTGTCAACAACGCCGGGCTTGCGCTTTGTTGAAACCTGGAGAGTGTAGCACCCTTCAAACTCAGGGTACTTCAGTTCGCCATCGTCATCTTCTGCGTCGCCGTCCTTGATGGGACGCTTCAATGCCTTCGGAACTTTGGTCCACTTCTCAGAAGCCGTGGCGTCGATCTGTTCGTTGATGGTCTTCCAGAACTTGTCTTTCTTCGGAAGCACGATGGTAATCTGATACCGTGCTTTGTCTTCGTCGGTCTCTCCAGGCATGTTGTGGGGCTTGGTCAGATTGACGAATGATCCGCGGAACTCAGGTGTAATTAACTTGCTCATTGCGCATATCCTCATAGGTTTCAAGAATTACAGGCATATCCACCTGTAGGTTATATTATATCAAAATTAACCCTGAATGCGAAATTCAGTATACGTCTTTGTTGTTATTACGGCGAAAGTCCAGGCGCTCTCCAAGTGCCATAAGCATATTGAAGTGGGCATGCAATGCGCTAAGATGCTTCGAATATGAGAATGTGAGATCATCTAGCACATTGCCTATCTGCGGTTGCTTCTCGCTGTCGTGTTGAATCACCGGCAAGCGAGCGCCGCACCACTTGGCGATATCCACTGTGACAAGATCGATGTCAGATTGCCTACAGCTGATCTCATTCACCAGTTCATTAAGTCGAGCGATGGGACTCATTCTTGACACTACCGCTGCTTCCTGAGCCATTCTATTGAACTCAGGTTGCTGTGATGCGTCGTGTCTAGCTTCTCCGTATTGTGACATTATCGCTTTCTCCTGCTGTCGAACTTGAATGGTTGAAGTTTCTCTCGCGCCCGAATGGCATTGAGTGACCATTCTGGACGGTAGCGCTCGAGTGGACCGTAGTCGTCTTCGTGCTTTGTCAGCCCGGAGTAGCGCCGACAAAGCAACTTGTCATGGCCTTGCTCTCTGAAGTCTTTATACAAGCGCTTCTTCTCTTGAGGAGTGCGCAAGCGCGCACTCCATGTCGGGAAATAGTCCATTTCAATCTTCCTCTTTAAACGCAGCGAAATCACTCTGCGCTTGGCCAGTAGTATTCAGAGGCTCACGCGGATCAGAGTCTGGCACGATAGTCGGAGGGCCTGGTTCCCAGACCACAACATCGTCCATGTTCACTTCTGCGTTCTTCTTGAGCTCAGCAGTCTTTAAAACTTTCTCGGCCGCCGCAGGGGTCATGAACTTAGGCTCCGAATACAGAACCTTAATACTCTTGAGGCGCTTGTTAAAGTATTCAATCGCTTCTTTCTCGTCGGTCCAACGGCGCGATCGCCGACCGCTAACTGCCTTCCATCCTGGCACTGGCTTGCCATTCATGATCCGCTCTTTCGCCCGATCTTCAACGCCTTTGATCCAGGATTTGACGACGGGCAAGAGCTCAAGTGCTTCTGCCAGACTTTGGGCTGACATGTCAGCGAAGTCTTGGGCAGTTTCCTGAGCCACGAGACGGTTCAGAGCAGGGCAAGAGGATCGCGCTAAGCACCACTGGCATTGCGCTTCTCCTGGCACCAATGGCGCGTTAGGCATCTGCGTCGCTTCAATCGCCGCGTAAAGCAATTTCTTGAATTTCTTCAAGTCTTTAACGGAGACGTCCACTTCGTCGTGATGATCTTTGGCGCCTTGACTAATGCAGAGGCGGAACGTGGTCTCATCAGTAAAGTCGAAGAGAGTTACTAAGTCCATATACACGCCAAGAGCATAGATCAACAATTGCTTGTTGCTATCAGCATGCACCATAGTACCAGAACCGGTCTTCAAGTCTACGACGATGACGAGTGAATCACTTGCAAGCACCGCGTCAGCAGTACCCCAGCAGTACTCATGGACAGTAACCTTAAACTCTGTGAAGAGTTTAAGGCCGAAATCCCGTTCGCAATCATTCACATAATCAACATATGGCTTTAGCCGGTGAATGACTAGATCTTCGTTATTGATCTCGATGCCATTGTATGTCATACCGATAAAGTCAGTTAAGTCTTTGCCGAATGACAAGGCATCATCAGCAAGCTCATGAAGCGCGGTGCCAAGCGCGGCCTCAGGATTTTGCCTTGGTTCTCCATCCAGGATTCTGACTGACTCTTCGAGTTGAACAGAACCAGGACAGCGCATCCAACGATGCGCTGCTGATGGTGCGAGTACAGCGTGATTGCTCACTGAGGCGTTTCCCGGTTTGCCCGCTTGAACACTGCGGGGTAGTCATCTTCATGAAGGTCGCTGAGCTTCTTCGCTTCGAAGTCACTCAGGATTTCCTTCACGCGCTCACTGCCGTGCGTACGCATTACCGCGGCGAGCTTCTGGCGAATGACATCGAAGGTGATTACCTCTTCTTCAACGTCGTTCAACTCAGCTTCGAGCTCGTCAACTTCTGGTTCGCTTGTTGCATTCGCGAACTCAGAGATGTCGCTGATGAGCCCTTCTGTCAACTCCTTGATCTTGTCGAGTTGCGTGACAAGCCCATTGAGACACAGTGCCGGTTTCTTTTCTTCCTTAACTTTACCCATGATTTCAGTCTCCTGTACTATCTGGTTGATGATGTCCACTTTGTCGATAATCGCATGAAGCACGTTTGCATCGATGCTCTGGCTGATTGTCAGAATATCCACAACGACCTTGCGCATTTGTCCAAGGCGATCGCAGCGTGCGATTGCTTGGTCAATAATTGCTGGGGTCCAAGGGCATTCGACAAACACTACATATGCGGACGCTGTTAAAGAGATCGCAACACCGCCCGCCTCATAGTTCGCTATCATAACGCGGATTGACCTATCCATGTTGAACAGTTCCGCATTACCGAATTTGTCTTTAGACTTACCTGTAATACTGATTACGCCGTACTCAATTAGAGCATTGTGGAGCTCAGCCACCACATCTAGATGGCGACAGAATACCACAACTTTTTCCTCCATTTCCAGGACGTCTTTGATGTATTCAATCGCTTTAGGCACCTTGCGCAGAGCAGATTGATGCATGATGTCTGAGACCGTCTCGAAGATTAGAGCATTAGGATTCTTGATGATCTCCGCTTTGTTAAGCTTCTTCTCTCTGATGTCAACTGGCAGATCGAGTTCAACGATACGCGTGGGCATGCGCCCAGGAGTATAGCCCTCGAGATCTTTCTCAGTTCTGACGAACATGATAGGATCAAGTAGCTTCTTCAGTTCAGCGAGGTCACTGGCACCACGCGCGTCAAGTCCGCCCCAAGGATTTATGAAGCCATCACAGAACCTGAATACATAATTCCTGTAGTTCTTCTGAATGCCAAGCGCCTGGAGAACTGGGAATAGCTCGATCGGACGATTAAGCACAGGGGTACCAGTGAGCATGTATACGCGCTTCACTGCTTTGATCAAAGTCTTGATCGCTTTAGTGCGCTTCGCTTTGTTATTCTTGAAGTAATGCGATTCGTCAAGAATGGCCACATCAGGCTTATAGAATTTCTCCGGGCCGAGTCGCGTGTACATGGCATAAGAGCAGATGACAACTTTCCCATCTTTGGGATTATCTTTACTGCTCAAAACCAGCTTGAGATCCTGCAATAAAGCTGGATGCCATTTCTCAATCTCTTTCACCCAGTTCTTCACCGCGATAGAAGGGCAGATAATCAAGACGCGTTCTGATTCTTCTGGGATGGCAAGTAGAGCACAACGACTTTTACCCATCCCCATTCGTAGCGCCAGGATTCCTTTCCCCGTAGCCTTTAAGAACTCGATCGCTGGTGGTTGCCAATATAGATTTTTCATTTATTTTCAATTAGCGGATCTGGTGGTAAAATTATACCATAATATTTGCAAATAATATATCAAAGTATATCTATGCCGTTAACACATGAAGATCTAGTTAAGCTCCGTCGTAAATATCACAGGCGCAGATACGTAAAAAGCCCTTTGATAGAGAAAGACCGACAGGGGCCACATATAGCGAAGCGCCGTAGATACGCGCGCTTAGCCAGCGATATGGATACTCCTAAGCGCAGGTTCTTTACTGCGAAAGAAATTGAGCTGATGTGGATTGGCGTCTGTAAGCTCGTCGACTACTTCGGCGGTAATCGTCTTGAGATAGCCAGGCAAACTGGGTTCTCCTCAGGGACGATCTACAAGTGGGTTGAGAAGGGCCGGATCTCAGTGATAGGCGCTTATGAGATAGGCATGAACCCCGACTTTGCTTTGTCAAAAGAAGAACTTAGGCCTGACATGTCTAAAGAGGCGTGGCGGCGATATATCTCTAGTGGGAGTAACAATAAGGACGCGTATCGTAGGATGCGCTCACAGATCAAAAACGCCCAGCGATTCGAGTGACCGCTGGGCGTGATGAACTACACCACAGGAGATGCAATGTCTTTATCAAGGACATCACATGGACAATCGTAACATAAGAATCTCTCGATTCAAAAATGCGTTTGACAACACACCGAAAGAGCAAGAAGTAAACTGGGAAGAGTTCTATGACTTCGTCACACTACCAAAAAGAGTTGAGCGGACAGATAAACGGAACATCCCTGCCTTTAGCTTTGCCGAGTACGGGGCCGAGAAGCGTAGGAAGAACCGCAATGTTAAGAGCATCGGTGGGTTGGTATTTGATATCGACAACGCCGGCGTCCCGGTTGCGATTGTGCCTGAGGATATTATCCCAACGCTGGATACCTCAGGCCTGGCGTATGCGTATTACTCTACGTATTCTTCAAGTCGAGATAACCCAAGATGGCGCTTGGTTATTCCGCTCTCAGAACCAATATCACCCGAGGACTATCGCAATGCTCTCACGCACGCCGCAGCGTGGCTTGGTATTTCTGAAGCAATCGATACAAGTAGGACTGACATTTCTGGAGTCTTCTTTGAACCAGCATCGCCCTCAATAGAATCAGCATTCTCAGGTGGGCAAGTGGCGGGTGCATTCCTTGAACCCGCCTTGATCCAGGGCGCAAGCCACGAACCGCTGAATGGCAATAGCGCCGCGTTAACTGCTCAACAAGAGCAATGGCTAAACTCGCCTGCAGTATTCCTATCTGCTGGCGAGATAGCTTCTATGCTCAATTCTCTTCCCGTCACGAACTTTGAGTACAACGAATGGCTTCATATAGGAATGGCTATTCACTATGAGACATCCGGCTCCGAAGCTGGACTCGATCTTTATGATGAGTGGTCAATTGCAGATGAGCGATATGCAGGACGCGAGGATATAGAACACCGCTGGGCTTCATTCGGAGATACCAAGAAGCCAGTGACAGGAGCGTATATAAAGAAGCTCGCACAAGCAGTGGGCTGGAAGCCTCAACAGAAGTTAACCAATCTGTCTCTCGTTCCCTTCAGTTCTCTTTACGCCTATAACCAAGTTCCTGAACCGTTCGACTGGATAATCTCCGGATTAGTAGAGGATAGCTACGTGGGCATGCTCACGGGCGCTCCAGGTGTAGGCAAATCGTTCTTGTTGCTAGAACTAGCATGTGCTTTAACGCAGGGTCAACCGTTCTTGCGATTGAAGACTAAGCAATCCCAGGTTGTCTTCATCAACGCCGAAGATGATTCGCGAATGCTACATAGGCGATTACAAGCACGAGTCTCACTGTTTAATACCAATGCCATAGATGTATATGAACGACTGCACTATCTCTACACAGGCGATCTGGACTTTCTTCTTCAGTTCACTACACGCGATGGCAAGTTGAAAGATAAGCATGTGACTCGACTGATATCGCAACTGCGGATGGTAAAGGCAAAGAGGCCTACGGAGCCATTGATGGTCATCATCGACCCTCTGGCGGCGTTCAACGGCGGCGAGGAAAACTCGAACACTGACATGTCGGTCTTTGTCAACTTCATGCGGTTAGTGTGTAAGCAAGCCGGATGCTCGTTGATCATATGTCATCATGACAGAAAGGGTGTGATGAATAACAGCGACATCGGGGACGAGACAGGACGCGGAGCAAGCGCGTTCTTCGGTGGCGTCAGATGGGGTATGCGCATTAGGAACGTGACTATAGACGAGCTCGCTGAGTATGGCGTGTTAGAGAGCGACCAGAGTTTGGTGAATCGCAGTTATGGGTGCGTAGAGTTCACGAAGGCGAATTACAGTGCCAGGTTAGAGAATGTAGTGTTTCAGAGAGGCATTGGCGGTGTGATAGTTCCGCTGACTAAGCTCAAGGAAGTTGAACTCCTGGCCGCGCAAGAGGAAGAAACAAAGAGGTTGCTGGACATTCTCGTTGAGTGGTTAGAAGCCAATGAACATAAGAACTTGTCTTTGAGGACACTTCAAAGATCAGGAAGACAGGCACAGAGGCTATTTGGCAGAGCTGTGGGACGCGACATGATTGGTGATGTCATCGCCCTGGGGCTGGAACTTAAACTCCTGGCTGAGGGTACAAACCCTATAAAGTTGGCGTAATGCGAGTCCTCCCTATGACAATAAGTGGCTTTTTGGCAAAAAACTTAAGGTGTCACGGTTTCCCATATAAATCATACACTTACGTTTCTTGAGGGATTTTATGCAGATCTGTATTAGAAAAAGTGGCAAACGTGGCGTGTGTCACCCTTTCCCTTTAGAATCATACACTTACGCGTCTGCGAGGGAAAAAGTGGCAAATCGAGCAAATACCCCGTGTGTCACGGTTTCCCATATAAATCATACACTTAGGATCTGTGACACAAAAGGGGTGGACGGAGTAAAAACACAGAAAAGGGCGTGTGTCACTCTTTGGTTTATAAATCAAACACATAGGAACAGCATAGCGAAAAAATGGTGATTTGGCCGTGTGTCACGTTTTCCCATATAAATCATGGGGTTACGGAACCACTAATTAGATGCCTCCCCCTAAAGGGAGGCACCTCAGGGGTGCCTCGCCTTCCTGGGGTAGGCTCGCGAGGATATAAATGGTTAAGAAACGGGTATCAGTAGAAGTTTAATATGTCAAAAAAGAAGATCGTGTGGTAATATGTCAAATATGGGTAAGTCGGAAACATCGATTCAGATTCAGTTCATCGGACGCGTAAGGTTTCTGCGTCCTGAATATGCATTGCTGGTATTCGCTATCCCTAATGGAGGAAAGAGAGACTTGAAGACAGCAATGATTTTAAAGAGCATGGGTGTTACAGCGGGTGTGCCTGATGTGTGTTGTGCAATTGCTAGAAGAGGATATCATGGACTCTTTCTTGAGTTCAAGAAGCCCGGAGGTAGGACTACTGTTGAGCAAGAAAGGGTGATCGTAAAACTGATCGATGAAGGATACATGGTCAAAGTATGCGATTCGGTAGAAGAAGCGTTTCGGATATTTGAGGACTACGTCGATGGTAAAAATAGCGAGTGAAATCCTGGCGGAAGTAAAGAGTCGGTATCCTCTTCCTGGAAAGGACTTGTATTGGAAAGAGATTAGGCAAGATCCAATCTTCTTTGAGGCTGTTATCGATGCTGTAATGGGCGGACAGTCTGTAAGTACATTTGCAAGATCGTTCGGGCTCAAGCCAACGAGAGTATGTGCTTGGCTAGCAACGGGCTTGAATGATGAGCAAGTGAAAGAGTATGAGAATGCGAGGGTGATCCGAGCATCTGCAATGGCTGATCGTATTCTAGATATCTGTGACCAGGTGGAATCCGGGTTGTTGGATGCTCAGCAGGGTAAGCTTATTGCAGATAACATGAAGTGGATCGCTGCAAGACTTGATCCCCACTTGTGGGGCGATCGCATTCAGATCAAGGCCGAGGTGAAGACGAGCGCTGAGCAGCACCTGGATGCTGTGAGGCAATTGAGTGAGATGATCAAGAAGGGCAAGGAAGGTGTAGTGATCGAGGGAGAGCATGTAACAAAGGTTATTGAACATCAACCAACGATAGAGGAGTTGTTAAGCTAATGGGTAATGAAGCAGAGAACACGGCGGCCAGGATCCGATTGGCAGGAAATATACTGGCTGACTTGGCGCCAGCAATAACGCATTCGCTCGATGTGGCAATGCACGGTGACAACGATGTTAACCACAATCCAGCAGAAGCGTCTGCCGCATGTGTCAATGCAGCGATCAAGTTGACTGCACTATATGCTCCTGAAGAACAACGAGCGGGAATGATATGTGTTTTTCTGCGTCAGCTTGGAAATGCGTTCTCAGGGGAGACGATGGCCCAGGCACTGATGATGCTTGAAGCCGAAGAAGAAGTCAAAAGAGAAGCCCCGACTGCTCAGTAGCAATCGGGGCTTTCAAGTTAGTCGAAGCCTTCCATCCCAAACTCTGGGAAGCGGTACACTACTAAGTAGGCCACATTGAACAAGGCAAACACTAGTAGTATAGGATGGAAGTTAATCGCTGCGACAGTCCAGGCAAGTGCTTTTACTACAAGGCATCCACAAGGACCAAACAACCATCGTAGGATTAGGCTCACAAAGAACCATATGGCTACGAGTACTGCGATAGCCACAGCTGACATCAATGATCTCCTGAGAAGCGAGTAGCCTCAGGGTGAGGCTACTCTGTCTTGGACTTCAACTATTATTCAGCTGATTCTTTCTTGGCCTTTTTCTCTTCCTTTGCAGGCTTGGCTTCTTCTGCGGGGAACAGGCTTGCGTCCAGGGCGTAGAGCGTTGCACCCTCAACCCTACGGGTCGGGACAGCATTCGTCTTGCCGTCCCGTGTGTGGTACAGGTTGTCCCGGGACTTGTTGCGGAAGTCGTGGATCGCGTTGCCTACGACGGCGGTTGACGTACCGGCTGCGGCAGCGATGACTTCCTTCGTTGCTGGGCCGATGATCTCCATCGCGACATAGACACGTTCGTGGCAGTGGTTACCGAAGTCACCGCGCTTGGGCTGTGCTTCGACGTACCATGCGACAACACGAGGATCTGCGCGCTCCTGGCCTTTGAATACACGCGGGCCAGCTTCTTCCTTCTCTTTCTTTTCCTTCTTGGCCTTCTTCTCCTTGCCACCCTTCATCGGCGGCACATCCTTTTCCAGCTCTTCTTCATCGGCCGCTTCTTCGAGGCTGATTCCGGCTGCTTCCAGGCTTGCGATCTGAGCTTCGGTCAAGGCAGCGAGTTCCTCAGCGTCGTACGTGCCCAGGACTTCGATGATTTTCTCGCGGCCGGCACCGACTGAGCGAAAGCCCTTCACGTGATCGGCTTCTTCAGTCAGGTTGTTGTGCAGGTCCACGAGGTCTTGCTTTGTCACAGTCTTGTCGTTCATGTTATTCTCCATAGAGGTGGTGTCGAAGATCGAGATTGACCTTCGTGGCAATCATCTCTCAAGCGAGAGATGATTGCACCAAAGGTACGACCTATTATATCAAAAAGCTCCTGGCTAGCAAACCAGTTCGTTGGCTGGCTTATCCAGGATCGGGCTTCTTGAGTTGGCTTCACTGACCAGCTCGCTTATGTAGATGTCGTACTGGGTACCATCCATTTCAAGCGGACGGGCTTGTTCGGCTGCGAAATCGGCCACGTCCTTGAATGGCCCTTCCATCAAACAGAAGCATGCAGGTTCTTCCTGGCCAGTGAGCTCGTCCTTGGCGATGATGTTGATCAAGAACCGGCCGAAGTACTCGAGGTCGCGCTTGACTTCCAGGAGCGTCACAACCATGTTGTTGTCGTTCCCTTTGTCACTTGGCTCGACCCCGTAGAAGCCGGTGATCCCATTGACATCGATCTTCTGAGCCTTGTATGTTTCAGCGTACTCAGACTTGAGCGTTGCCCTGGACAGGTTGAATGCGGCGGTCATTTGTGAATGACTGGCCACCGAAAGCACTACCTGCTGTTTCTTACGGTCGAAAAGTGTTGCGATGATCATTGCATTTCTCCAATTGGTCAAAGGACATACAGAGGGCGCTAACCCTCAACATAGCCACCTGAATCCAAGTGGCTACATTGAGGCTTAATTGTCGATACGTGCAGTGGTGATGTGGTAGCGGTAATCTCCACCCCATCCGTCCAGGCTTTTCTCGGGATTAAATTCTATATCGCTTAACCGAATTTCTTCCCGAACTTCCAATGGCGCGTCTTTAACTACACGCATCAACTTGGCGATGGCTTTGTGTATATCTTCGCCAACAGTGCAAAACATGATCTCAGCGTGGTATGTGTCAACGAATAAGGCTGTGAACATGTCATAACTCCACAAGCTTGAGAATGAAAACACCTGAATGGTCGTTGAGTTCGTGATCCATTGATGTAGCTTGAGCCCAACTGTCGAAGAGAAAATGGTCAGCGAAGTGCTCTTTGTGTGTTTGCAAGAAATCACCTGCCGCATCATCAACTTCTTCCAGGGTCGGCATCGTTACGCCACTGTTGAAGGACCCAACATCGATCCCTGTATCTTGGTGCAACTCAGTCAACACGTCTTCAGCTATGGAGTTCAAAGGTATTAACAACATCATATGCATGAATGTCCTCCTCTGGGAGAGAAAAAGTCTTATTGTTAAACATCGGGTCTACATAGTGGTAGTTCTACCACTAAAACCATTATACCCCTCTTGAAATGAAAGAGGTGCTCTTTGTGTCTACGAAGTTTACTTCTGAATGTGACTCGTAGTTACAATGTATCTGTATTTATTCGACTTAATGTTGATGTCGCCTGTGTCCTTCTTGAAATCGACATCCTTGAACTCGATGTCATGGTCTTTGACATCGTACATGATATGCCATACCATTCTTGTTAATGCGTCGATCTTGGTCTCACCAAGTACAGTGGTCACTATCTCGGCTTCATGAGTATCGATCAATGTGCAAGCGTATCTCATGATAGTGTGTCCGCGAAGTTTACCACTTCGATGATGGTCACTACATGGGTATAAATGCAGTTGTTAGGGAAATTCAGATCACCCTGGGCATTGACGCCGATGTTGCGGTCATAAATGGCCATTCTATCAACAGGTGACATGTTTTGTAAGTGCTCATTGAGTTCTACGAAGGCGTGGAGTGCGCCCTCGCCGTGGGCTGAACAAACAACCTTCTTGGTACCGGTATCTGTAAGTATAGCGACGAACATGATCTTACTCCTATCTTATCGAGGTGAATACTGTGATGTAGTGACCACCATCAACTGGTGGGGTGATGTTCCCATCTGGTATCAATGTAATATGTGGGTGATCGAAGAGATCTTCTGCATCTCTTAATAAGTGGTTTACTGCACATATAGAATTATCAGAATGGACTGAATGTATGATCTTGCCAGTTGGGTCTACAAGTATAGCGACAAACATGGTAATCCTCCTGTGGGATTAACCCATTATACCAGTCTGTGTTTTAAAGAGGTGTTGTATGTGTATATGTCTATATGCTCTTGATTATAAGAAACAAGTGGCGGATCCTGGGCAAGGATCGGGCAATAAAAAACCCACCCCCGAAGGGGTGGGCTTGATCGGACTTAGGCGGTGGGCAACTCAAGTTCGAGTTGGGCGCTTGGTGCGGGGAGGGCGTAGACTGCCACATTCGAATTCCCCACTTTCTCGCGCGTGACAACGGGGAAGACCGGCACATTGGTGCGGGTGTATTTGCCGCGCTTCCAATCGTGGATGGCGTTGGCGACGACTGCGGGCGTGGTATTCGCGCAAGTGGCGAGTGTTTCCTTTGTGGCGGGTCCATACAACTCGAGTGCAATATACACGCGCTCGTGGCAGTGTGCGCCAAAAACCTTTGTGACGAACTGTGATTTCTCGATAATCATGACACTACCTCTCCAGGTGGTGGGTTTAAGGGCTAAATACTTCCGTATTTAGTGTAGCCATTATAACCCCGCGGGTGTTAAGCCGGTGCGAAGGTAGTGTTAAATTACCGCTATATACCGAATCGGTATAAAGCCATAGTGGGGTGGGGTCGAGTGGCGTTTTCTACCACTTAGTGGCGAGATTCACCACCCCACCCCGCCACCACT